TATACACATATCTCGCGCCTATATATCCAGAAGCATCCCGCATAACAAGTTTGTTAGCGTTTGAGCCATCTGTAAGTAAGCTATTAGACGCGTCACCATCGACTAACACATCGGAATGACTAGTTTCTGATTGCAGAGCTGTGTCTGCTAATGCACCTTGAGCTGCTGTCGCAAGGTCCGAGCCAATTACAATTACTGACACAATAGCGTTGCCGGTGAGTGAGATCGCTGCGTCAGCGTTAGAACTTTCCAGTACTGACCGCGTAAGAGTAGTGCCGGAAGCAGTGTATGTCCCGGCTCCTATTTCCCAATCCGCGCCGTCCTCAATAAGATACCGAACTGTATTAGTGTCCGCGACACCTCCATCCGCAAACGACTGGAAGCCGCTTAACGCAGCCCCCAGTGTTATAGTTCCTGTGCCAGTTGTAGCTGTGGCAACTCGAACTCTGTTTGCGAGTATGTTCGCCATGGTTACGCATTACCGGCTGTAATAGTAAACGTGGATACAGTAACCGTCTGGCCCGATGCAATAGACACGTTATCCAACTCCATATCGCCGCCACCGCTTGTTGCTGTAACTGTCCCCTGAAGGTGGCATGTAGTGCCATCAGATGCATAAATGCGGAAGTGAGCTGCAGTACCTGTGGCATCAGCCGATGTATCTTCCCATGTGCCAGACTTTGCTTTAGTCCCACTGGACGCGGCAGCCATCCAGTCTGAGGGGAGAGTCATAGACACCAGCTCGGTGCCAGCGTTTGCATTTGCGCAATTCGCAGGTGCTGCTCCGGTGAAGATTTTCAACACCGCACTAACCCCGATTGTGGTTTCTAATGCGTCTAGTCTGTCGTCGCGTGCTGCGACAGAGTATTGAACGGCCATGGTAGTTCTCCTTTTAGGTTCTTAAACGAAACCGTAGTTTCTCGTAAACTGTGTGCGTCGATCCGCTCCCTAAGTCAACGACAATTTCCCCCTCATATGCGCCTGCGGCCAAACCGTCTAGCACATCCCCGGAGAAATCGAACTCAACTTTGCCATCGGAACCGTCAGTGACTTTAGTGCACGCTATCTCGGTTGGAGTAGCTGTACTCCCAGCTGCCTTAAAAAATACGGACACCGACGTAGTCTCTGCTGATAAGTCATAGACAGAGCTATCACTCTCGTCAGATATTGTAACTTCGATATTTGGTTTTGTATCTCCAGATACCAGTCTTATAACATCACCCATGCGAGCACCTATCCGAACGATTGCATTTGCGCAGTCAGGTTGCCGCGGCCTAAGCCGAGGTTTGCCTTTGCTCTGCGGGAAGCTATTTTAAACACAAGCTGCTTAGCATGATACTGAGCCAGCTCTCTATCAGTCCATGATTTATTTGGTAGTATGAGCGTTTCTTGCAGGACGTGGTGCACAATCAAATCCTCAAGCTCGTCAAAGAATATCTTATCCATCGCTGTGCTGTCAGGCTTTGGGCGTAATGTGAGGAACATCTTCACGTCATATGTTTTTTCTGCATCCGGCACAGGAGCCACAACAAAGTGATCAGGGTCTATCTGGCATAGGTGCTGAGGCGCAGACCTGTCAGTGGTAACTTCTGATGGCCACTTAGGGTAAGTAGCGTGCAACTCATCTTCAGTGAGCCAGCGTGCTTTAACACCTTCGATAGTACTGTGCATCACACCACAGACTTCTGCCCCCGTTGGGGTTTCATACTCATAGTCATAGATCCCAGCTGTTAGCGGGATAGAGGGCTGTTCGTAGCGCCATGCTTGTGTGCGCTCGCAAACAGCGATTGCGCTGCTGCGAATATATGGGAGCAAGGCTGGGTCAGGCATACCTGGAACAGACGGTGATATCCTTGGGATTAAAGATACGAAGGTACGATCAGCCATTATGGGAGTTCCTTCTTGTCAAGCCCGCCTTGCTCAAGGTCAGTCACCATACGTGACTCCATGTTAGCTTGCAGGGCTTGGGTAAATGATGTTTGGAATAGTGCCGCACGCTGAGCCAGAACGTGCTCGTCGTCTACTGACTGCGATAAGAACATAACACCGTCAATCACACAAGCTCGGTACGCATCTGGTAGCAACGCGACTTCTGTAACTGCGTCGTAGACTGGTGGGGTTTGAGCGTACTCGCCGATCAATATCTGGGATGCTGGGGCTTTAGGCCAGATGAAGAATTTGTTTTGGTGCCGTGGGTGGCGCATCCAGCTTGATGCTGCAGCTGCGGCGTCGTTCGGCCAGGCAGGGTATGTCTGATCCAAGACCTCGCGATTAGTCTCACGAACAGCTAGCCCGTCTTTCACACGGAATATCTCCATGAGGCGGATTGAGTCGGATGGCGCAGACTGTAATGTCTCACCGTCAGCGCATGGTATTTCACCAATGTACGAAAATAGATCAGGCCTTAGAACCGCCATACGGCTCAAGGTGTTGTTAGCAAACGCAAGTAGCTCTGCGTCACTGAAGCGTTGCAGAGCTGTGTCGGTACTAGTGTCTTGTGAAAGACGCCGCACTTCAGTAATAACGTCTCCCAGCAACATCTATTACAATCCTTTTGATGCCTCGGTTTGCAGCCCTGCTTTTGCTTTAGCTACTGGCTCATCCGGGATTTCTTTTGTCTCCAAGTTAACCCGCGCTTTGCGCTTCTTAGTACCCTTGGGTATGTGTCTCTCAGGGAACGCAACTTCTTCTGTTACGAGTTCCAAGAGTGGGTTGCTGCCAAATGCTACAGGGTTATGATTAAAAATCGTACCCTTAACCACATGACGGTAAAACATTTTTTGTTCTTTAGACATAGTCAGCTCCTCTAAACCTTATGCTACAGCAGCGGAGTATTACCCCCGCTGCTTCTGTTGTTAGTAGTTATTAGCTGCAATTAGCAACTACTGCCCATACGCGACACACCATCGCTGCAGGAACTGCAGTGAGAAGCGTGAGGTCGATGGTGTCAGCGGCAGCGTAGTACTTACCGTCAATGAGACCTGCTACAGCACCAGATGCCGACGCAACTGCGTTAGCATTGACGCCATCAAGATACCCATCGGGGTCTACGCCATCACCCATATCGAGTGTGCCTGTGACACCGCTTGCTGTAGTGATGTCAATACCTGCTGCAATAACAAACGTCTTTGCTGGGATTGCCAAGACCTCCATTACATCTGCTGCTGCAAGAGCTGTTGCACCGGCAGCAAGGCGCGCGGCGATAATTGCGGGGAAGTCCAGATCGACTGACATGAGGCTAACCCGATGTAGGCCTTTCTCATGGTAGCCTGCGGTGCCTTTGTTAAAGCCCAAAGTGTCTGTGTAAGTAGCCATAATCAATTTCTCCTAATGGCAAGTGTTGGGTAAAATGGGAGCCTAAGCTCCCACTGATTAGGCTGTGATAACGCCGCGGGCCAGAGCTTCTGGCTTAATCGTTTTGTAGCCGAACACCTGAAGTCCACGGATGATGTGGCCAAATGTTGTAGTTGACTGGATAGTCTCCATCTTTGTCATCTGTGATGCAAAAGTGAAGCCCATCTTATGACCAGCGATGATATCATACTCAGTACCTGCTTTTGGCAGGTTGTGGCTTGAGTAGATAGTGAACCGGTCGATTGCGCCAACACGTCCGTTACGCATGATGGATGTACCATCGCCCGCTAAAGACGCATCTTTAAGGTCAGACTTCTTGATCAAGCCAACTGCTTTAGCAGGTAGTACCAAGAAACGATCACCTTCAGGAGCGTTAGCTTCGTCGAGCACTGTGCCCATATCCACGATGTAATCCAAGATGTTTGTCTTGGTCAACGCGACTGGAGTAGACGCAACACCTAAGTTGATGTTACCGGAGATACGGCCCGCTGTGCTGCCTTCATTGTAAGCTGAAACTTCAGTTACAATGTTTGCAAGAACCTGCGTGTCGATTGTGATCTTCATGCGCTCGGAAGCGTCACGGGACCAGGCATTCATCAGGTCGATATCTGACTGGACTTTATCCACGTCGTCTTCGATTGCTGAGAAATATTTACCTTTGTCAATCAACAGCTGGATTTTCGGGCTGTCTGGAGTCTGAACTTCGAGAGGCATACCCTTGACATAGTCATGGATTTCAAGAGTCGGCATGGTGCGGATATTAACCGTGTCGCCGTGATTCTTGATCGAGCCTTCGTAATCAGTGTTGGAAATAGAGGCCAGAACTGTGCCGTCGTAGAAGTGTTCTACGAGCTTGCCAGCCCAAATCTCAGGGATGAAATTTCCGGTGTACTGTGGGCCACCGGCGGATACTAGGTATGCCATTATGCAACTCCTTTAGGATTAACCACTTGATGCGACACGCTGCTGGGCAGCAAATATATCGCGTTCGATTTTATTGCGCTCGTCTTGCCGCGACTTATACACACCCTTCTGAACATCGCTGTAAAATTTAGAGATGTCTTCAGATGTATAAACCTTTGGCTCTTCACCAGTTGGCGCTGATTGGCTGCGCCCGCGTCCGGGGGACACTTGTTTTTCTAGTTCAGAAGCCGCAGACGGTTTGACTTGCTGTTGGGTTTGAACATTGGCGTTGGCATTAGTACCGATATTTTTCCATGATGAAAAGAAAGCTGCTACCCGCGCGGCGTTGCGCGCTTTTTGGGATGCCTCTAGCCCGCTCTGGCGAGTTGTGCCCATAAGTGGGTCAACTGTTAATAGCCATTCATGGAACGCTGGGTCTGAGTTGATTTCTTGCCAATCGGGTACAGCGGTTTCCAGGTCACTCCAAAACTGCTGCTCAGCAGTTTTATTCTGTGTCTGAGAAATACGCTGCACTTGTGGGATAACTGAGGTGTTCATGTTAGCAGCTAACTGCTGTATGCTGTTCTCCAATGTAGCTATGCGTGACGTAAGCGCGTGCACTTCTGCCGCTGCTACACGCCGCACCATATCAACAGTGTCGGCACCATACTCTTCGAGTTCCTCGTCAGACAGCACAGGTTTTGCACTGGGTGCCGGAGCAGCCGTTTGTGCTTCTTCCTGTAAAGACCCTAGGAGGGCTTCCATGTTTCTCATGCGGGCTGTTAGTTCCGCATTCTCAGTTTTCACACCCTCAACTTCGGAGTTATACATTCCTTGTAGAGTGCGATAGCGTTCAGTCATTGCTTTCAATTCATTGCCACTGTCATGTTCGCTCACAGGGGCAACTGGTACAGGTTGGGGTCTAGCCGCTGGCGTAGTCTCCTTTACCGGCTCGTCTGAACTTTTAGGCTTCGCTTCCTCAGCAGCTTTACCTGCCTCTGGCTCTTCGCCGTCTAGTTCTAAGTCAACAAAAAATTTTTCTGCCTGTGCGGATTGGTCTCTAACCTGCTTTGGTACTGCCATTTTACGCTCCTATTGGTATGCGTATAGTTGATGCGGCCTCTCACGACTGTGAGTTTACCCGCTAGTTTGTGCGGCCTCTTACTAGTGTAAGTTTACCCGCTATTTGCCGGAAACACTTTGATCGAATTTGTCTTTCAACTCCTTCAAAACCTGACACCGTCCCTGCTTTTGCATCAAGTCATCTTTAGCCAACGGTAAGTTGGTTAATTCGCTGTTATACCATTCGTCGATATAATTCAAGAAGTCTTTAGCTTCAGTCGCTACGCGCGCGCAAGCTGCCTTCTCTCTTGGTTCCATACGCCTCACGGTGTGACCCCCTTAGCTGAACGGTTCTGGACAGTGTTGCCCTCCATGCCACCCTTCGGGGCACCGGATGGGTCTAATTCCTGTGGCGCCGGCTGGTTAGCCTGTGCCTCAGCTGTAAGTCTACGAGTGACCCCAGCCTTTTCGCGGGATGGGACCACATCCTCTTCAGGCATATGCAACCCTTTAGTAATCTCACGTAGCAGAACAGCACGCCCCTCTGGACCCATGATCTCAGAGTCGATCGGATTAGCTGTTGCATTGAGGAACTCAAGGCGGCGAACATTCATAGTTTCTTTGGTCGCCAAGTTAATCGCGCCACGTGCAAGTATCTGCAGATCACCTTTGATCGACGGATCATCCACATACCGCATGTTGTAGACATACTGGCGTTGGAGCATCGGCTTTGTAACATCCGAGTCTATGTGCATAACAACCTGACGTATCGCTTTACCCGCTGACCCCATGAGCATTGACAGGCCAGACGATGTCCGACCCGCTCCCTGCACATTAAGATCACCGTATAGATACGCAGGTATGCCAGAGTGCTCGTCAGCCAAGCGGCTGAACTTATCATACACTGCCATTAGTGAATTGGCATTGTCTGTCGGCTGGTTGAACCTTACCGCAGGTGCTGACGATCCTACTGGGTCGTTTAGAACCTGCCAAATCTTCCATGGATATATGTTGGTGATATCTTCATTTTGCGGTAGCCGCTCAATATTCATCTCGACCTGCGGCCCAGACGCAATACCCATATTGTTCACCAGTGCGCGGGCTGCTGCGTTACACACGCCCTGTAAATCTTCGATAATCTCTGGGATGCCTTTACCCCAGAACGCGCCGGGGCATTTGATAAATGATGTTTTTGAATACGGCTTCTCACCAAGTGGGTCATAGTTCAACACCGCTTTGATGACGTAGTTGCCAACGATCCAAATGTTTGCGTCGTACTCAGTTGTCGGATCAGGCACGTCTTCTTCAGACATCCCCCACTCTTGCAACTGGGCACCGGAAACTTTGCCCCAATACTCTAGGGCATCGTACATTGGAGTCGGGCGAAGCTCAGTGTTAAACTTCCGCTCCTCAACTTCTTTAGACACAAATTCCCTTGGTGTTACCCATGATGTGGTTGGCCCCTCGCGGAGCACTGCCCGTATAGCTTCCTCATCATATCCTGGTACGCCAACCATAGCAGCCAACATCGTGCGTGTTAGCGGGTGGTGCTCAAAACAATACCCCTCAGCAATATTTGTTATGCCCGGTTCTGGGTAAAATCTAAACGGGTCAACCCGCCCGTATTCTGGGGCAATAACCTCTGAGGCTTCAGCCGTCATCGTGCCGTCTTCACCTGTCGTCCAGCCTAGAACCCGCTGCTTGCGGACAATCGGACCTTTGATAATAGCCGCCGGGAATGTAACCAGGTCAGAGATGAAGTCATTAAACGACTCATCCCAACCGCCTTGAGAAAACTGATCTTTGATCTTTGCCTTCATCCGGTCAGCAACATTCTGAGATTCTTGTAACATGCGGAACCGAGACTCTTGCTCGATCATCTCCATGATCTCGGACTGTTCCTGCGGGCTTAGCGCCCTACCCTCGTCCCCCATGACTTTCATCGCAAAGTCTTCGAAGATTGATTTGATCTCCGCTCTCCGGGTGTCGTCAAGATCTGGGATAGGTGTGGACTGTAGATCCCACGGTGGGGAACCAGTATCCAGAAGTATGTCCCGTAACCAGCTCTCTGCTGCGCGGCACTTCACTTCTGTAATCATCATGTAAACTTGAGACCCACCTTGCTTTTTTATTTCTGCGAGCTTGTTGGTATCATACTCGCCATTGCGCTGGCGCATGGCTTTCAACATGATCGTCTCGATGTTAGTCTTTGCCGCCTTAGCCGCCTCCCAACATACCTTCATATGTGCAGTAAGGCCTGTGAGCAACTCACTCGATTGCCGCTCTGCGAGCTTCGCATCTGCGACTTCTTTTTCCTGACGTGCTATGTCAGCGTTTGAAACAACACGGAGAAGTCCACCATTATTCATTGCAGCACCTTTAGCTTGACATGCAAATTTTGTGGGTAAAATACATGATTATGCGCAATGCGCAACAAAAAACCCTATTGCCGTGGGGAGCAATAGGGTTTCTGTAGTCCAACATAAGGAAACACAACCATGTGGGGTGGGCGTGTTATGCAAGTTCTATCATGTCCAGCCAGTCGATGCAACAGTAATTATTTCTCTTTTTTGCGGCATGTAAATACCACTATCAACGGTGCCAATGTGCAGCATCAGGTACTGCAACGCCTCTGCTATGTGGGAATGCTGGTTCTTATCAATCGCCCCGTCCTTCTTAAACCGATACCCGCCCATCATCGCTGCTTTCAACTTCATGCACCGTGGGTCTGCGAGGAACGCCGAGTCGCCGTCCACTTGCCGCATGAGATAATCATCCACAGCATTTATGCGTGCGGTGATCTTGTTTGTCTTAGCTGTGATTACCTTGAACCCCTCAGCTTTAATGATATCCACCGCACTACGCTCGTCAGTCTGCGCCCGCTGAATACCTGCCGGGTCAACAACTATGAGCACTGGTGCGCCGGGGAACCGCTCTGTCAACAGGGGCTTCAGCAACGTGCGGATAAACCTCTGGACACCCATGTCATAGCTAACACACTCGTCTAGGATCATAGCCCGACCGCGTGGGTCTTGCTGCCCTATCACTGCTGCAGGTGTCAGCCCTAAGTCCATACCTACCAGTATTGGCCGTACCCCGTTTATTGTCGGGGATAGTTTCTGTCTGGCTATGTGGTAGTCGGGCCTGAAGTATTTATATACCGGCTGGCCAGCTGAGCTGAGACCATACTCGCCGTCGATATACATACGGATATATTCTTCCGAGCGCCCGCGCGGATCATAATAGTCTTCCGGTAAGTTCTCGACATTCTCTGCGTAGGGGCTGCGCCCACTCGGCTGCCGGAACGAGTCCCAACCATTGTCGTTTGTGGTAACACCATCCTCCGGGTTTACCTTCTCCATCTGATAGTACCACCATGTGTCCATGGTTGGAGGGTTAGTGTCCCCCCACATTCCGTACCATGTTGGGCCACCATCTTTCTTCGACGGGAAACGGCCAACACGTTTAGACATCGCATCTACAATGTCAGGGTGGATATCACGACACTCGTTGAACCATGCGAAGGTCAGCTCCAGTGAGTTCAAGTTCGCCACATCATCGGCATCGTCCAACGCACGGAACATAATCTCGCACTGGACATCAGCGACGTTGAAGAAATATGTTTTGGTAGTCCGCATATATTTCCCGCACTCGCCGGGAGGGAACCAATCGAGGAAAGTCTTGATTGTCGTATCCTGAAGCTGACGTGCAGTCTCACGGACAACTGCTGCCCGCGAGTTGCGGATGCCGCGCGTATTAGGCTCTTGCTCTGATGCCCTGCGGATAACCTCGAACGAACAGGTCACTGATTTGCCCGACCCAACCGGACCCATCAACGTGCGCATCTTTGCATCCGACTGCATGAACAGCGCACCAGTTGTTGGTGGGGTGTAGTCGATCGTTATGCCTGACATGCTAGGCTCCTAATGTAACGTGTTAGACTCAGCGGAGTTGAAGCGGTAGCTGATATCCAGTCTAATCGCGTACCACTTCCCCAAGCTGGATGGTCCAGCAACACAAGCGGTTGCTTCATGGATCGTAGCCACCTGCACCCCCTGCTCGTCGTACCACGAAGTGATCGGTATAAGCTCCTGATTACTCAACAGTACCAACTCATCATCACCACGGACTAACTCCACGCCGGGTACCTTTGGGTCATTATCACTCATGGTCTATCACCTTCATGTTGTCTTCGCTGTTATCAGTGTTCGGCATGTGGATCACGATCTTCACACCGCCTGCCCCGCCGCCCATAGTGCCGAGGTCTTCCTCAGATTTAATTTCCAGTCCTGCCCACTTAACGGTGGCCTTGATGAGGTCAGCCTTCACTGAGGCTGGCACTCCCTGCTCATGGATCAAACTCCAACTTGTTGTCAGGAGATCGTCAGCTTGGGCACGCGCCTTCATGCGGAACGTAATCCCATCCTTCCCGATCTCCTCACGAAACTTCCCGACCTTAGCGCGGAACAGTGGGTCAGCATTTGCCAACTCAAGATCGAACTTCGTCATGCCATAGTCTTCGAGGATAGATGCCAGTGAGTCGCCAGACCCTGCCAGCTTCAGAGCAATCTCGAACGCAAAGCGATCTGTCCATACAGGGGAAGCAACCAAATCTTCATAGAGTACCGGATCATCCATCACGTGGTTTCCTGTTTAATAGTTGTGCTGAGACATACAACTGTCCGTGATACTTGGCAACCTCCATGTTCTCGAATGTGCCTATGTAGACGCGCCTGCCTTCCTCGGCATTGAACGTCCGCACCTGCACAGTCCCATGGGGTGTCACACGGTATTTCAGTTTCAAGTCTCCTGCGTTGCGCAGTACCCGATCGGCGCTGTCTAACTTGATAGCGCCGATCTTTGTTTTGAACGTCCCCAAATACTGTGTTGTCTGGGTGCGCTTGTCTTTTGTAACCGCCACCCAGTTCTGGGAACTCTTAGACCGGTAGACGGTGTGCATATCAGATTCCTATAAACGCGATGCCAACAGCACCGATGACAACCCCGACGAGGAACATCGAGCCGACCATAAAGTGGAGCTGGGTATTCTCATGCTTAAGCCGTGAGTTCTCACCCATCAAGCGGGTGTTGCTATCCCACATATCCCAGTTGGCTTTGGACCCTTGGTGGGCTATGTCTTTGAGCATCTCAACCTCGGATGACTTTATCCGGTCAGCAGTCAACAAGTCGTCAGCCAAATCTTTCAGTTGAGCCTTTGTCATTTTTGATATTGTAGTCATATCAATCTCCCTACTTTATTGGCTCTACCCAAGTGCTCACCGCATTCACTGTCTGCCGCGGCGGTGAGTGCTTAATACTATCCATCCAAAACTGGTGCTCGTTGAGCGAGTGAGATAGCTGGGTTATTGTTATCGCTTGATTAACAATCTGTTGATCCATCTCTCGCATCTTCGCATTTAGCAGCCGCGTGAAGTTCGCCAGTGGGGTATTACCCATGGACTTAAACTTCTCCTCCTGCTCATCCAGCAGTTTGTAAAACTCACAGATGTTATCACTCTCCATGATGGTCACTCCCCGCCTGCATATCTTCGCGGAATTTGTCAAGGGTACTGGTTATGTACTTATCCATATTCTCATCCGGATTAGCGTCCCTATAGCCCATACCAATCATCTCACCTATTGTGTAGGCAATAACACCAAGTGACTGCGGTGGTACTATCGCCCCGACCTCCAGTGTATTGTACTTCTGTGTTAGATCGAGAAACTCCTGCCGGAGGTTATACCCTGACCTGATCTCCTCAAGGCCTTCATCCGGGATGGCCTTACCCTCTGCCTCAATTTCTCTCCGGGCAGCTTCAAACAAATCATTGCCGTTCCCATGGACTACTTTCAACTTAGGCCTGCCAGCCTCCGGTATTTTATAGCCTGGTTCTGCCCAGCCTGATTTTTTCTTAGTCATGTGTTTGTCCTCCTGATGTTGTTAATACTGGTAGTGCTGCCTCAACACGTTGTGTGTACTCGATCATTGCCTGACAGTTGTGTATAGTCTGTACCAGTTCTGGTATGGCGCGTTCCCACGCTCCAGCTTTTAGGTGGCGCTTGGCCAGTGTCAGCGAATGAGCGATCGCCTTATGGGTAGGCTCCGGGTCACGGGGCGGTTCTACGACTATCATATTATTTTCCTCTCTGTTGGGTACGGGGTGTTTAATAACTGTGCTGGTTCGAATTGTCAAGTGATGTTTTTTGTTTTAACCTGACAAAAGTTATATGGCTGTGCTGTTTTGAAATTAGGGGTTTCGTAGTGAGCGGTTTACTACACATACGGGGGGGTGAAAATTTCCAGTCCATGTACCCCCCCTATCGCCCGCCTGAACCCTCAAATACCGAGGGCATTCCGCCCGATAATATACCCATGAAAACCCATGAACTAGACAAACATGCCTAGTTATGGGATTATGAATTTGTCGAAACGCACTAACAAGTTTCGATCTAATGAGTGTAAAACTTGTTAGGCTCTTTGACATCGCTGGTCAGATCTTTCCCACACAAACGTGGGTTAACAAGCGCCAGCACTGGAGAACTATATATGACAAAAGTTACAGAT